TCATTGCTCACCCCACACAAGCACGTCCGCCTTTCCGGTAAACACCATCCACGCAGCCGTAACGCGCTTTTTGATGTTGATCCCAGACCAGCTTTCTGGTCTGGCTGGCGCCCACAAGCCATTTTTCAATTGCTTAGAAACATCCCAACACTTGATGTCCGTCGCTGAATAGACCATGGGTGTCCTCATCGCTCACCCCTTGCTCTGATGGCGGCGGCACAGTCGGCAGCAAATCCACCTCCAACAGCCAGTTTTACGCACTCATCGGCACACGCCTCACGCTCTGCTGCTGCAACAAGGGCGGCGAAGCGTTCAAGGTCTTCGTCAACACCCGTCACCCGTAGCAAAAATCCTTGCTCAACATTAAACCCCGCCTCCCGCGCCATGCGGATAATGTCTTCTTTGGTCATACTCTTGCCCCCAATCCAAATGGGTTATGCCACAGCATGGGCGCTTTAGGCTTACGCGGCTTAAAAGTTTTGTATTCCTCTTTCACCTCGAAATAGTTCACCATCACTTTCTTCCAAGGTATGTCGACGTTTTTTATACCCTTGGATTTGACAATCAAATCGTCCCCCGCCAATTCGGTCATGAGTTGATCAATCCTTTTGGTGGTCATATCAAACTTTGCCGCCAAATGCCAAGCATTCACAGGATTCTTCAATCCTTTTAAGTAATCAAAAATCATCTTCTTGCTTTCTGATCTAAGCATTTTTCGCTTTGCCATGGCTACCCCTTTGTTAAACAACTGCTCTCAAGTTTCTTTTAATCGGCTTGCCCCATTGCGAGTTGTACGCTTTGCCGTACAACGCCACGCCTGCATCGCTGGCAAAGGTCAACGCCAAAGCGTCAGCCATATCTGGCGATCCAATCCCGCGCTTTCGCATCTCGTCTTTGCTCTCCAGCTTCATCTTCCCGTTGCTATTAAACGAATACCGTGGCGAGACTAATTCCGCCAAAAGCGACTCGTCTTTCGGCAATTTGCAATCGCGCTTCTCCAACCAAGCTTTCATCTTGCCCCACAGCTCGGCACGCAAGTTCACATAAATGGTTCCCATGGCGGGTGACTCAGCCACGTTAATCCCACGCGCAGGCAGATTCAATTCGCGCAAGCGGTCCACGACTCCGGCCCCCAAGCCAATCGAATCAACAAGTATTTCAACGGGCCTGTCTTCTGGCTTCATGGCCTCGTACTCAGCGACCACCGCGCCCGTGGTCTGCATCAAGTCCAGCCCACGCCACTTGCGTATTTCGGTCACCGCATTACCTTTGCGCTTTGCTAGTGCTGTGGCATCCGTACCAAATCGCGCCACATCCAAACCCCACACCGTCTGTGTATCCGTTGTATCCACATCACGGTGAAACGCGCTATCTACCAATTCAACGCCAATCAACGTATCGTCATCGGTACGCGGAAACTCGCCCAACACGCGAACACGGAAAGCATTGGACTCTTCGCCATAGCGTGACGCCATATCCTTGATGTAGGCATCGCTGACTCTTTTGGAGTCATAGCAAGACACGCGGCGTGTCCACCACTCATCCTTCAACCGGTTATGCGTATCAAAGAAAAATCCGCTGGATTTCGTCGGATTCCCCAACAGAATCGTCACAGCGTTATGGCCTGACATGGAACCCGCCGCCGCCTCAAACACGGACTCAGGAATACCTGAAGCTTCATCCGCCACAAGCATCACATGGTCCGAATGCACACCCTGCAACGCTTCAGGTTGCTCGGCACGCGATGTACGGGCGGAGATGAACGCTTCCGTAGGCGAAGACTTCAACTCAATCCGATCTGTCTTCGGATCAAGCAACTGCCGCCACACATCAGGCAATTCCTTCACCCAACGTTTCAACTCAGCAAACAGTGCGTCATACAACTGGCTTGTCGTTGGCGCGGTCACCACCACTTTCACCGGATAACGGCACAGCACAAACCAAATCATGGCCCATGACGCTGCGGTTGATTTACCCACACCGTGACCGGACCTGACGCTAATCTTTCGCTCGCCATCCGAAATAGCCTGCAAAAACTCAATCTGCCAAACGTCAGGCTCAACACCAATCACTTCACGCACAAAAAGCGGTGCGTTGTTCGCGTACCGATCCAAGGCACGCGCAAACAACTTCACCAGTTCATGGTTCTTCAAATCTTCATTCACGGCCAAGCACCTTTGCAACGCCAGCGTGCGTAATCGTCACGCCGTGCAATTTCATCACTTCATTGGCAATCTGGCGCAATGACATGGACCCCTTCAACGCTTTGATCGTAGCAATGGCGGCTTGCTGCTCGGCAACAGGCTCAAGGGTTGCTGCCTTGCCAGCACCCACAACGCGATACCCAAAAGGCGGCAATCCACCAACATGCCCGCCTGCCTGACGCTTCGCCGCCTGGCCTACGCGCTGACGGTCCTTAATCACGCGCCGCTCGTGCGTAGCAAATGCCGCCATAATCTCAAGCATCAACTGCCCATAAATATTCTTCTCATCGGTCACATCGCCATGCCCGTTGATAATCAAACGAATACCGCGCTCCTTAAACGCATGAACGGTATTCAGCGTATCCATCGAGTTGCGGCTAAACCGATCCAGTTTTGCCACAATGATCACATCACCAGGTTGTGGCGTTACACCGTTTGCCGCCAATCGATCAAGAAAATTCAAATGCCCTGAAACTCCGGCATCCTCAATAAACCGATCAACCGTCAATCCATGCGTTAACGCGTTGCCGGTCACTTCCCTGCGTTGCGTATCAAGGCTTGTGCCATTGACCTGCTCGTCAGTGCTTACGCGCAAATAACCGTAATTCATAACGCCACCCAAATCATCAGTGCATACAACGCGCCGAATGCGGCACCGCCAATGATCAATGTTGTTGTGCTGGACTTCATCTCGTTTCCTGTGTTTGTGTCAGTGGTGTAACTGTACACCGCGTTTACGGTCATGGGTGACGTTGACGCAAAAATTTTTTTTGGTAGCCGACGAACGGATGAGCGGTGATGGTGGGGGGGTCGGTATGCGAGGCCAGTTATACAAGGCATCAGGCCCGTTATGCGAGGCCCGTGATGCGAAGCATAGGTGGGCGCGTGCGGAGTGCCGCGGCACCGCCGCCCCCCTCGAAATGCTGCCGGGGGGGGGCGTTGCGCGAACGCAACGCGGTTGAAACGCGACACGCGTTGCGTCAGTACAACGCTTTACTCGTTGTGCGGCGCAACATCAATGGTGTTGTCATCGACGTTTACGGCGTTGACGGTTTCGCGGTATCGATTCGCCATCAGGTGCGCATCGGTGATGTTCACCTGGACGTTTACTTGCGTCTTGTTCTCGCCATAGGCCTGCTGATTCCACTTGCCAGCGAGCCATTGACGGTAACGCGCCCTGACGTTCGCCAGGTTCGCTGTAATCGCGTCAGCGCCATCAACAATCGCCAACCCTTGTTCCGCCAAAACGTGAGCCGCCCTCGCACGCGCACGCGTAAATTCTTCGCTGCGCTCAGGAGTCGTTTCCGTCCACGAATAAAACGCGCCCTCGCTAACGCCAAGTGCGCCTATTAACTCGGACACTTTTACGCCGCTCCCGATCTGCTCAAACAGTCCCTCTTCGCCGCCTGGAAACTTATGCACCGCACGATTCACAATCGACCTAAGTTCTTTACGCTTCGCGTTGCTCAATCCCGCGCCACGCGCTTCGCGCACCGCGCCTTCATCACCTTGCGCATCATTAATACCGCTCAAACGCGTCAGATCGCCCTCAGTTCGATTTTCTGCTTTCATCATTACTCACCTACCTTTCGCTTGTTCCATCGCCTCTAACGCGTCCTTGCTCAACGCGTAAGCCTGCTCACTGTTTCCCTTGTAGACCGGACCAATATCTTGCTCCTCCATCAGCGTCAACACTTCAGCACCTGGCATCACCCGTTTGATGTTCACCGCCTGCGTAAAAAACTCCTGCTGCAAGATCAACGCCACCTCGTCCATTGTCCAGCAATCACACTCAGGACGCATCTGCGCGTAGGCGTGGACAGTTGCCGGATCAGCGCAAATCGCAAACACGCTCCCATCATCCCGCTGACCCTCCATCACATTCACCTGTAACGGTTCAGCGTTCACCGCCTTCGCTTCAGCCTCCAACACGTCATACGCTCTAAGCATGCCGCCACAAGCTGACCGATACGCCTCAACGTCTCTCGATTTCCTCGCTTCCCTACAACGCAACAGTTGCCGCCAAAACCGTAAACGCGTTTCCTCGCTCACCAGTTCCGCCAAACGATCAAGTCCCCAAACCTTATCCGCCTCACGCTTTCGCTTCATCACACTGACCGCCACACTATTCATCGCCAACACAATCGGATCATCCTCCTCAAACGGATTCTTTAACCGATCCTCTGATCCGTCATACAAACCATCTCTCACCTTCCCGCGCTTATCTTTTGCCGCCATAACCCAAATCCTTTCTCTTTACATCACACATCACACATCAAACGTCCGAAACATTTCACCGTCCGAATGTGTGTCTTTCAGACACACACACATTTCGGACGCTATGAAATTTTGTTCGATGGCGTTTTCGGACAGCTCAGGACGCATTTTCGGACGCTTAAAGGACAAAACATTTACTTTAGGACACGCTAATTCGGACGCCAAAACATCACTTTCGGACATTCGGACGCTAAACATCAAAACCCTTCCTGGTTAATCGGTCTGATCCACACCAAATCGTTCCTTATGGCGGCAAACTCAAGCTCAACTAACTTGTCCTTCACTTCCTTCCAACGCTTTCGCTTATCGCTATCCTCCACATCGCTTCCAAGCCTGGCGTATACCTCATCCCGCCAACGCTCAAGCGTCACCACGCGATGGCGTTCTCCTTGCACGATCTGGTATTGCCCTTCCGTCTTAATGATGTGGCGTAACGCTTCCCTGCCCATCGATTGGTGCTTACCCCTTCCTGCGTTGGGCTTTGCGCTTTGTGGCGGCTTATATCCAACGCCATCGGGTAGCTCACCCTCAAAGGGTTTGACCACTAGCGTGCTGGCCTGGTCATCATCAAATCCAAGGTTTAGCTTGGCAGCAGACGTTGCGGGTTCATCAAAGTTCACCGTTTCCATGGAGAAGTGAATCTCCACACCGTCCTTGCCATCCTTTTGCTTGGTGACTTTGAGCGTGCCTGACATCTGATCGATATGGCGGGTAATCTCAATTTGCGTATCCACTGCACCTAGAAAGCTGGAGTGACCGCGCAACCCTAATGAAGCATCCTTACCTGAGTGGTGGACAACCAGGAGTGCTGCGCCCGTGGCTTCCTGCAAGCGTCCACAGTTACTGATGAAACTTCCCATATCCTCGGACGCGTTCTCGTTTCCGCCGCCAAAAGCGCGGGCTAAGGTATCAATAATGATCAATTTCGGACGCTGAATTTCGGACGCTCTGATGGCGGCAATCAAATCAGCAAAGTCCTGATCAGATGACCTTAAGTTGACTTGTGAACGAATGACGCCAACCGGAATGTCCTTGAGTTCATACGCATGGCGTAAACCCGAAATCCTTGTGCCAATCCCGCCATGCCCTTCACCGGCGATGTATAAGACTTCACCCGCACTCGGAACTTCGTGCGCCAGCCACGAATCCCCACTGGCGATCATGGCGGCTAAGTGCAACGCGATAAACGATTTGAACGTGCCTGGTGGGCCATAGAGCGCCATGAATCCCTTCTCCGGCACAATCCTATCCACCAACCACTTGACCGGCTCATCCTTCGCATCACGCCACATCTCAACCCTGTAACGCTGCGCTTCCTGCGCCTCGATGACTTCAGCAAACGGTTCACGCTCAGGAACAACGGATTCCGGTTCCGTTTCTGCGCTCTCATCAATCACCAATCGCTGTGGCGGTGTAATTAGCTCGAAATCGTCAATCACGCTGGCTTCCGCCACGCGTTTAACGAACTCCTCAAACGTGAACCCGCGTCCGATAAACTCCTCAGCGTCATCACCAATGGCTGACTCGTCATCGGCTAAGTCCACCACTTTGATTGCTTGCGCTACGCCAAACAAGTCACGCACAACGCGCCTGGCGTACTTCCAACCAGGTCTGTCGTTATCCGGCAGCACAACCACCAGGCGACCATGAAACCATGGTGTGATGGCGGCAGGCCACTCAGAGGAACCCGCGTGCGCCGATATAGCGACCACATCGAACATGCCAACCAAAAACTCTGCGGCCTTTTCGCCCTCGGTTACAAATACCGGCGCCGTGGGCCTGGCAATCATGAGCTGTAAGCCAAACGGTATCGGCGTCCAGTTTCTAATCGTTGGCACCCGCTCGCCATTGATCAGGTGATATTGGCGGTACGTCTTACCGCCACCTTCAACGTCATACCTGACCTTTTGCGCGGTGACTTCGCCATTCTCATCGATGTAATCCCATGCCATCACTTCTTTCATCGTTGGCGGCACAATCGGCCTGATGCCCGATAAAGGATCACGCGCAACTAAAGGACGATTCCAGTTCAGCGAATTGGGTAAGTGCGGCTTGATGGCGGCAAACACATCCTCCTGATCGCACCCGCCAAAGCACTTGAATAGAAACTTCTCACCGACTTGCGTAATTGCTAATGATGGATTTCGATCACCTTTGCCGTTGCCATGGCCTGGCACAGGGCAAGACGCAAGCCACCCCCTCTTGTAGCGCTTGGCGTTACCAAGCGCTGCGGCTAATAATTCTGCATTCATCTCGGCGCCGCTGGATTGCCTTGCAGCACAACGCCCTCATGCACCGGACCTTTGAAGTGATGGCGGACAATCGAACCCGCTGAAATCTTCACGCGGTTGGCTATTTCTTTGCCCGGTAAAACATAGGAACCAATGCCCATGATCACCGATACACCAATCACGCAATCGCCGCACACTTCCGTGTTCGGAAACATGGTTGTCCATGCGTGAATCACCGAGTCATGCCCAACCGTTGCATTGGTGTTCATGAACACAAAATCGTTGATCCAGGCATCCGCTGTGACGATCACTTGCGGCGCTAAAACGCAACCCTTACCAATCTTCGCGTATGGCGATACCGTACAAGTGCTGTGGATATATGTCCCCCATCGCTCTTCGTTCTTGGCGACAATGGCTTGCTTTACATCGGGGTCCGCCACGGCTAACAGGAATTCAGCGCCAGGAAACGCGCCTTCTCTAATGCTTTCCACCACGGGATACCTGGCGGCATAACGCTTATTGTTAAAAGGTTCCGTCGATACCACGCACACCACCTCGTGCGTGCCTTCCTCCTCGATGTAGGCGATCAGCTCCTTGGCAAGCCCTCCTGAACCAAAGATGACGTACTGGTTTTTGCGTTTTGCCTTTTGATACATGTTGTGATCGCCACTCATTGATTCTTCTCCTTTAGCCTGGTTCTTTCAGTCGTAGCCCCGTTACGATATTCACCGCCGTTCTTCTCCTTTAGCTTGGCTTCAATGGCTCTGGCAAATCCCCATCGATCAAACCACTCTGAATTACTTGCATCAAACTTTTCGGACAGATAACCTAAATCTTGTATCTCCTCATCCGTCAGCCCAACCCATTCACGCTTTGGTGGCGATGTGAACACAGGCTGTGGGTTGAACACTTTATCCTGTGGCTTTTTGCGGAAATACACATGCCCTGTTCCGGTTGTGTGCATCCACGCCACTGGCTGACCGTCATCTGCTGGTGTCTTTGCGTTTTTGTTTTCGCTCATGTGTTCTTCTCCCGCAGCTTGGCTTCGATGGCTTCGGCAAAATCCATCACGTTCTGATGTGCGGAGCAAATGTGAAACTCCACAGCATTTCCAGCCTCTGATCTGTTGCACTTCCAAATTTCATCTGCGGTAAGACCAACCCATTGCTTTGGTGGTGCGGTGTAAAGCGGTGATCGACCTTCGCCAGCAGACTTGTAAATGGTTCCACACCCTACAGCATCGAAATGCTCACGCACCTCATCAATTTTTACCCACCCTTCAACTGCGTTCCAGTATTCAAACGGCTCTGTCTCCAGTGCTTGGCGCAGGGCGGTGATTACGTCGTCAACGTCAATTGTCACGCACTCTGTTTCTGTGTCTATGCCATCCAGTTGTACCAACGCCTCAAGCGCCAGCTTCATAGCTTCTCTGCTCATTTCTCACCCCCAAATGCGTAAACAGGAAACTTGGATAAATCCGGGTAGCTCATCTCAATATCCTCCATCACCTTTGGCGATCCATCACGATTCCAAAACTGATTCATGAGCAACAGACCACGCGCTGCCACGTCCGGCATCATGTAAAAGTTCCAGCCGATCATGTCGAAATGATCGTCGTGATACGAACACTCGCGCCGCCCGCTGAAACGCGCCCGCTTAAACCACAGCATGGCGGCATAGTCATCGGTAAGTATGGCGCCGCCCTTGCCAAGCTTTAAGTGCTTATAAGGCCCGGTGAATGACACGCACATATGCGAGCCTTTCACATACATGTTGGCGGTAAACGAAAGCGCAGCATCAAACACCTTCGTCGGTGCCAGTTGATACGCGCCTTTGATCGTTCTTCCTTCCACAGGATAAAAGTCAACCTTTGCACCGGCATGGATCACTTCACAAGGAACGCCTGGATAGGTTCTTGCGGGTAGCCTAATCGTTGTTCCAGCCACGCGTTCATAGGTAAGCGCCAGAAACAAAGCGTTGCAGCAGTTATCGACCGCCACACAGTATGGTGCGCCTGTGTACTCAGCAACCTTTTCTTCAAACGCTTCCGTGATTTTGTAAACGCCATCTGCCATATCATCCCCTTAAGAGTCAAAAAATCCCGGCCTAAAAAGACCGGGTTTTGTAAGTCAGTGACTTCTTAAAACTCTTCACCCTTCGCTGGCGCAGGGGCCACCGGTTCCGGCGCAGCAACGGGCGCACTGCCTGGATCATCCGTGGGCCTTGGCGCCCAACCCGTGATATTCCACTTAGGCTTGCGCGTGTTGCCTTTGCCAACTTTCATGGCCTCGGCGCCTTGGTATTCAATGATCGGCAGCTTGCCAGCGTTCGCGTTGCGATCCTTGGCGGCTGCGGTGTAAAGCGCTTCCAAACCCATGTTCGGTCCGGCGCCATTGCTTGACCACTCAACCCATCCCATCTCGCGGCTGAAGAAACGAACAACGAATCCGCGCTTATGCGCATCGCTTGGCTTTGGGCCTTGCCTACCTAACTCTTGATCAGGTTGCCAATCGCGCACACCGGCTTCAAGCAACAACCAACCCGTTTGCACGTTATCAATGTCAAACAACATTTTTTTGAGTTGGATTTCCTGGCCCGTCTTGTCGCTCCACATATTCATGGATGGCGAGAAACGAATGTAGGGAAGTCCTGATCCACCACCTGTAAGTCCTAGCATGTCAAAGTTTCCTAGTTAAAGTGAGGTCAAATTTGGCGCTGGTTTGCGCCCAAGTGTTAAGCCACTTGATTCGGCGGTGACCTTATCCGCGAATGCTTCATAAACATCTGGCAATTTCTTCTCCAACTGCGCTGGCGTGATCGGTACTGTTTTCACGGCACCTTTGTGCGCACTAAGCAATCCCGCCATCAGTTCATCGTTTTGCCATTTGCGCGTTGCACGCTTCGGCACAAGCGTCCAATCCTGCAACTCACGCCCTGCTTGCAGCGCGTTTGTGACGCGCTCTTTGATGGCATCAATCGTGTGCAACGCATCGTCAGCTACGTTCATCATGGCGTTCAATTCATTTTCCGTGGCTTTATCGATTTGCTTTGGCGTAACGCCAGCAAACGATTCAACACGCGCTATTTTTGCCGGGCACTTTGACCTGGCCGGACACCAGCGGCAATGCTCACCTTCATGTGTTGGCGGAAATGGCGCCAGCGTGTCACGCAATGCCGGTTCAAACACATTGGCGGACCAATCGATAAGTTCGGCTTTAGTCATGAACGCCAAACTGATCTGCGGTTCCTGTGTTGGCTGAATGATCGCAAGCGTAATGTTCTTCACGCTTGCTGGTGCCTTTTGCAGTGCGCCTAACGCGTAAATCTTAAGTTGCGGACCTTCAACATCCACCTTAATCCGACCAGTTTTAAGGTCTCCAACAACCAAGTCAACATCGTTAAAGCAAATAAGATCGGCAGTCCCATACACATCAGCGCCAGCGTAATTAGGAATGCGAAGACGCTCTTCGATGAGGCAAGAACTTTCCATGCGCTTTTCCAGTTCGCCCGCAAAGTCCGTATAGACCTCGGCCCAAGACGCCATCTCCTCGCTAATCTCAACACCTTCAAATTCCTTTCCAACAAATGTATTCGGCGCTGAACCTGTCAGCATCACCGTTTCCGCCAATGCGTGTACCGCTGTTCCTATCTTTGCAGCGTCTCCTGCTTCGCGTGGCGGCACACCTCGTGAGAGTTTGATTGATGCCGGGCACGCTATCCATCGCTCGGCGGCTGATGGTGACCACTCTGAGTGTGCGTTCATTTCTTCTTCCTTTTCTGTTTGAGTTTTAATTTTTTGCGTGCTAGCTTGCGCTCTTCGTGATGCAAGATGCGATGGCAGTTTGAGCACACGGCGATGCACTTCTTAATTTCTTCAAACGCTTTCGCGATGGCACCATCTTTAACAAGTTGATTGACGCTGTACTTTGGCGGCGAACGATCAACATGGTGAAAGTCAATCACGGCTTCGTGTTGAATGCCACATCGTTCGCATGAAAGCGTAGACTTAAACACTTGCCACTTTTTGCGCAACAAGCGTCTTGATGCGAGCACTGCCTTGATTGTTTTTTCGCGGTTGTTTTCGTAATGACGCTTGGCGTAAATCTTTTGCTTGGTTGCTTTAACCTTCGGGTCTTTGTACGGCAAGCGTCTTCCTCCAGTACAACGTATTGGGCAGCCCCCAAGGGTCTTCCGGCTCGAACATTCTGAACCCTGTGGCGATCAACGCATTGGCTGATGCCACGTTGTCCGTGGTATCGGTAATGGCCTGCGTCAAGCCTAAGTCCTTGGCGAACTTCAAGCGCTCTCGGATCAACTTCTTTTGTAGCCCCCGGCCACGAAACGATTCCAGCGTACCGGCCCTCGCAAGATATGCGGCTTCCGGTATTTTGCTTGATTGCAGCATGGCGGCAAATCCCGCCAACCGTCCATCGCAATAGGCGATCCACCACCAACCGTTTTTCGGACTTAGTACCGTGTCCAATGGCAAGCATTCTTTCTGAAGAAAGCGTATGGCTTGCTCGGTACTCTGTGACATTTCTGTCGCCCGCTTGATCCGAAACATAAAGCATCCTCGTGAACCCCATGATTATGCTATAAGTTTTGTGTCGAATCAACGAAACGCTCAAGCACCCAAGTGCGCATCCACAAGGGGAGCGTGATTTGCTTGGCGTGCCGCTCTTCAAGCCATGTCGTTGTCCTCGTTACGCCGCCTGGCGCAACCCAATGGTATGGCTTGATGTAATGCGGCACATACGGCATACCCTCCAACATGTACACGGGCATTGGATGCAGTTCGGCTTTTTTATCGCTGTTGTTGATGTTCATGCTTTCCATTTATCCAAGTAGCGTTGCGCTGATTCTTTCCATGATGCACCCATCAAGCCTTGACTGTGATGGATGGCGGAAATGGATGACACATAAATTGATAAGCCTTTCTCTGTGAATTGGCGGCATATGTCCATGTCGTAGTGATGAAAGGTAAATTGCTCATCAAACCTTATATCGTTGTCATGAAACGTCTTCGAGTAAGCCGCCATAAACAAACCATCAATCAATTCCACTTCACGGTTTGGCGAGGCAAACACATCCCAACTCGTTAAATACTCACCGTTGCCACGCGCTACGCAACCGGCCCATGATTGGCGATCTGACAGCGTACCTTCAGTGTCCGTAATGGCCCATGATGTTTGACTTGGCGATGGCTGACAGTTACCCGCCAATCCAACCAAGTGATGGTCATCGAGTGACGCGCCTAAGCGCATGTACCAATACCAATCAACAATCTCAACATCGTCATGCACAAATACAAGCAACGCCGGATCGCTTTTGGCGGCTTCAATGGCTTCGTTATAACGCTGGCAAAGTCCAGCGGTATTGTTTGTGAACAACTGCGCTTCGATAAAAGAAAGATGCGAAAAGCGCTGAATCGTTACGCCTAATGGCGTTCCTGCGAAGTCCTTCCTGTTGTGGCGAGTACACGCCACGATTCTTATCGGAATCATTCGAGCCCCCATTTTTCAACGTAATTTGGCCTGTTCTCTTTAAGCCATGGCATTGATTGTTCAAGATTTGATTGCATGTCAACGCCAATCGTCATGGAACCAACGTGATGTATGTAGCTTCGGCTGATCCAATGCTTAAAGCCAATCTCTGCAAGATCGGCGCACATCACATCATCGCTAAACCAATTTAGTGGCGGGAATTGAACTTGCTCAAACGCGCCACGCGGCAACCATGCAAACAAAGGCGATACAACAGCAACTTTCCTGACCGCTCCTTCGCTCTTCCATCGCATACCAACAAACTGATCACGATCGCCTATCGGAACGCGAATGTTTTGGTTTGGCCTTACATAGTCGGAACGCGCTGCAACAAGACCCAATTTGTGACCGCAAAGTTTTCCAAGCGCCTGAACATCTTCCATCAGCAATCGATACGAATAAGGCGTAAGCACAATGTCATCATTGGCGATGATTACACCTTCGTCATCCTTGGACATAAAGCGCTCAATCGCTCGGTTGTAGTCCTCGCCAAACGTTGGCCCCTTTCCGTTCTCAATGCAAAGGTCAACCTCTGGCGCGTAAGCGTCAACGCTTGCCGCCAGGACGTGCAACGATCCTTTGTCAGGCTTGACCGTTGACACAATCATTTTCATTCCCATGCGCCAATCCTTTTCAGGCATTCCAATGCGCGGCGGCGAACCACGGAATCGTTAAAGCGTCCATAACTTTCCAAACCCTTGAGCGTTTCCACGCAGTCCGCCAGGTTCTCAAGTGCAATGTTCAAACGCTTTTCGAGTTCGCCTGCTTCAACCGTTGCTTTTGGTGTTCGTCCCTTTTTCGGTGCTATTGCCTCGAAACCAAACGTATCGTCCGCCTGATGCTCTGAGTGGGCAATCTCGGCCTTGGTTACAGTTCCCGTTGCAGCAATCGTTATCTTTTGTTCCATGACGATCCCTTTCAGGTTGGCGAGACAATGCCCGCCATAAAGCGTTGAGTGAAAAGCTTTTAACAAACGGCATCTTCATCGTTGCAATAAGTAACGCGCAATCTGCCCAAGCATTAAGACGCCGCCAAAGTAAATTGAGCCGAGTAACAGCAACTTGGCTTGCCTATCGCGTATGGCGTGGGCCGGAACGCGCTTAAACGTAAATACAGATTGAATCCACAATTGATCATCCGCCAAATAGTTTGGCTTTGGCGGTTCATAGGCTGATCCAATCTTTGGACGGTCAACAACAACCACGGTTTTTCCATTGCGCTGGATCAACATCACATAATCCTTTGCAAAATTTGGATGGCATGACTGCGAACCTGATCCGATACTTGACTGCCAAGGCGTTCAACATCGGTTAGTTCGCCAATAAACTGCCTCGCCGTTCGCAACTTGCGATCTGAATCGGCTGCGATTTGGCGGGTATACGCCAACAGCTCTTTCAAGTTTTCCACTTCCTGTGTTCCCATGTCTTTAACTCCTATTGCATCGAACCATATAAAGCAATCAGCGCAGCGTCAGCACGTCCATTGTCCTTAACACGGCTAAACGCTGAACTCGTTTCTGGAAACATTTGCATCGCCAATGCGCGTGCGCCTTCCTTGCCGCCTGTTAACCTAACGGCGCGTTGCCATGTCAGTGGCGGCACAAAGTGGTAGCGAATCTTCAGACTTGCCAGTACGCCTTCCACGTTGCCAAGCGAGCGTCCAAAGTTAAACATGCTCGTGACGCCCTGGCCTGGCATGGCGGACACTTGCTCGATGTAGCATTCGCACTCGTGATCAATTAAGAATGCCGCCAACTCCGTATGGAGTTCGTGCGGCGCAACAAAGCGTTTGACTGACTTGCCAACCTTGCGTTCAACCGTTGGCATGTCGAATACGCTAACTAATTTTTGACCTTGAACGGCAGCAATGGCACCGCTCAACCCTGGATCAATACCGATAATGATTTTCATAACTTGCCATCATGCACGAAGTGCATGAAATGACCAGCGCATTTCAGACGGACGGTCAAAAAAATGCCGCCAGCGGCAGGCGGCAAACACTCTCAGGGGGAGAATGACAACACAGGAGGAGTCCAGATTGTAGTTTACCTTCGATATTCCTCGGTGAGAAGACCCCCCATCACAGGGAACGGCGCAACTTGAAATGGGCCTACCTGGAACGGACCGGACATGCGCTGTGCAAGCATCCTTCGCTGCCTCTCGCGCTCAAGCGCAGCGGCAGGCGATACCACACCGCCTTGCACCGCAGCTTGTGTCGCTTCCACATTGGCGGCGGTTTGCATACGCTGTGAAATGTTTTGCGCCATCGGGCCAACCAATGGCACATTGCCGCCAACACCACGCGTAACGATATTCATAAGTGTTGGCGCTGTGCCTGATCGATTGATAAGTGGCACGCCGCCCGTTGCTGGCTCGCCAAATGCTGCGGTTGATGCGCGGCCAATACGCTTAAGTTGATCAACCTCTTCCTTGTTGAACAACACTTCAAGCTTTGGCTGAATGCGTTTCAGCGCCGCATTAAATCCTGCCTGGCTGAATGCGCCTGATGTTCCAACGGCACTGTCAATCAACCATTGCACCGTTTGCGCTCTTACGTCATCCCATGCGGCTTTGGCCTGATCAAGTACGGCTTGATCAATCTTACCGCCACGCGGTTTGGTAAGCGTATCGCGCAATGCAATTACGTCTTTTGTTTGCCCGCCAATGATAAAGCGCTGGAAAAACTGATCTTGATTGGCCTGACCGGCAACGATTGGCTTGAACGGGTCAAATTCTTTTGCCCTGGCGGCTGACAGGTTAATGCCTTCGCGGAACTTTTGAACGGCTTGGTTTGCCTCCAACCCTTGCGTGGCTTCGGCCAAGTAAGCGTCGAGTTGTCGCTTAATGTCACCCATTGCTTTGGCGGAACCTGGATTTTCCCCAGCTCGTTGCGTAAGCAACTGACGAAATTTGATCGCCTCTTCAATGCTAAATGGGCGTCCAGCTTCACCGCCAATCGCAAACTGATCAATTCTCTTTTTGACGGGCGCAGGAATAACGTCTTCAAAGTCATCAAGCGTTGCTTGAATGCGCTGGCGAAAATCGCCAAAAGGTATTTGATCTTTTGCGCCTGGTAAACCACGCGCTGCGTTGTAAGCCGCATCAATATCAGCACCCAATGCACCAAAAATACCGCTTCGATCTTGGCGCTGACCGATGGCGCCTGTTACCGCTTCGCCCGTTGCCAATGGCGTTGGTTGCGCCTGGCCGCGTATTGCTTCAAGCCGTTCGCGCAACAGACGCGGTTGCTGCGTGAAAATATCAAGCAATGGCTGGCCCGATTGTTCGATGGCGGCTAAGTTGCGCTCCATTGCAAACTGTCTTGGGTCACGCGTTACTTGCCCTGCTGTGTAAGGCATACCAAGCTTTTCAAAATCCTCGCGGCGCATCAACGATGCCGGATCAAGATTTCCTGTGGCGCGTAACTGTTGCTTTGCGCCTTCAGCCAATCGCGCTTGCGCGGTTGCCGTAAGTTGCGAAATGTCAGCTTGCGGGTCAAGTGATTTGATGTAATTGTTGATTTCAACGCGCACTTGCGCCGGTGGCATCGTAACCGCCTGGCGGGCCATGCCACTCACTACATCTCTTGTTCCTAATGCAAGACGCGTTGCGCCTTTCGCTACTTCAGGCGCCACCACACCGGCAACGGCGCCGGTTGCCGCCTGTGCAAGTTTAGCTTCAGGTGTTCCTGCTTCGCTATACATCGCTGCGGCTGGCAAGGCACCCTGCGCCGCTCGCGCAGTCATGCCCGCAAGCGTCAACTCGCGGCCACCAGGTATAAGCATGGCGGGCGCAGTTGCCACGACATTGCCAACCATGCGCGGAATATCTGCCGCCGGTCCTGCATCGGTACGCATACCACGCTCGCCGTAAATACTAGGCGGCTGCGCAGTACCAATTGCGGCCTCGTATAACGCCAAATCTCTATTGACTTTTTGCGTGTACTTAGCGGCCTCATCTGGATCGGTCGCCATCAAGTACAACTGTTTAATACCTTGCCCAACGTCGAGAAACCCTCGAATCGTTCGCTCGCCAATGGTTGGTGATGGCGGGCGTTCCATGCGTGGTGCTTCAACAGGTATCAAACGCACTTCGCGCTTTTCTTCTTCATCCTCAACGGGTATGAGTCTGGCTTCAGCCATGATTTATTCCTCTACGCGGTAACGTTTGCCGTCAACAGTGACATAGTAATTGCCATCAGTTCCTTGTGTGGCGGTCACTGACTTGCCTCGAACCGTGACCTGTTTGGAGTAAGGCTTTGGCTCATTGATTTGATACAGCGGCGCAAACTGTGACATTCCTGGCGTTGCAAGGATGGTTTGAGCCGCATTGCGACCACGTTTAATTGCTTCTTTGTCAACACGGTCAGAAATGTCTAATGCCTGGCGTAATGCCGCCTCGCCAACCGAAATATCAGCGTTAGATACTTTTGTAAGCAACAAAATATCTGAATCAGATAACACACCTTTCATCTTTGATGCGTTGTTCAGCGTGCGTTGAGCCAGTTGCGGAATCAGTGTGGCGGTGTTTGCAATCCTTGGATCATTTTGGTTAAAGCCAAGTGCTTGTGCGGCCTGTCCAAGCTTAAGCCTTCCTTCAGCACCAAAACCGCTAATCACACCTTGATCAAGCAATGCCCTAACTCGGTTGCTATTTTCAATCTGGCTTGCTGCTGACTGCCCTTGCGCGACTTGCTCTTGAGCCTGACCAGCGGCACCCTTCGCCATCTCCTTGGCAAATGTTTCTCCAGTTTGCACCGTAACACTTGGCCTTCCTTCGGCAGCAATTTGTTTCTTTATGTTCAACCAAGCAATTCCGGCGGGACTTGTGGCAAAAGTTGGGTCTTCCAAAACACGTTGTTCAAAACTAAGTTGCTTTGGTTCTTTTGGAGCAAATGGCGCTTCAGCAATCACCCTTCCTGTCGCGCTAACCGCTCTTGCTCCAGGCGAAAGTACAGTTGGCTTTTGCACTTCGCTGATATTTTGCGCAAGCTCGGTCAAAGCTTTGGCCTGTGGCGCACCGCCAGGTTCAAGTGCTAATTCTGACGCCACACCGCGTAACAAGTCAGCCCTCATTCGTTGGCGTTCATCTTCAGGTATGCGCTGACCAATCATTTGCGCGGCCTGCTCTGTTGGACCGCCGCCACCAGCAAGCGCCATGGATGGCGTTATTTCGGTTGGCAATCCTTGCAAACGTTGGCGAAGTGCCGCCATACGCTGTGACAGTTGCTGTTGCTCAAGCAACTTACGTTGCTGCTCGTTCAGTTGTATTTGAAACAACTGCCTTTGCAACCCTTGTTGTTGCACACCTTGCAAACCTTCGGCTAGTGTGCCGCCACGCGCAACCGTTGAGCCTAATTGCGCAAGCGTCATAAGCCGTTGCCTGCGCCGCTCCTCTTCATCCATGGGCATGGCGGGCAAGCCAGGGTATTGCTGCAACCGATCAAGACCTGATCCAAAACGATCAAGCAAGCCTGGCGCATAACCTTGTGACGCAGCTTCAGGCGAGTTCGGCACTTGCTGACCGCTGTAGCTTCCGCTGCCCGTGAAAAAGTCCAATAAAGACGCCATGTTTAACCCCTTGTTCTACGGTCAAGTTCCTTAACCGCTTCGACCAGTAACCCTGTCACTTTCGGGTAGTTCACCGCCATCATTCCGTTATCGCCTTGCACAACGGCTTCGGGCATAACGCGGCGAACGTCTTGCGCCATCACGCCGCCCGTTCGTTGGTCATCACCCTTATAGTTGTAGTCATAGCCAGCAAGTTTTCCAATTTGGGAAAGCGGCGAATCCATGCGATCAATGTTTTCCTTCATGCGCTTGTCTGACCCAAACAAGTAAGCCAATGACGCCAATGTGCTAACGCCCTGGCCGATCTGCTGACCTGGTGACATGCGCTGCGATGTGACTTGCTCGTTTTGCGCAGGAAACTGCCCAAGGCCAGCCTGAAGGATGCCAAGTTGTTGCAACGGGTAAGCTTGTTGGCGTAAAAAGTCTTGGTACGCCAAATCAAGTTGCTGTTGTTGCAAGCCTTGCTCAATCCCGCCAACTTGCATAAGTTGTTGCGCTTGCGCTTGGCGTAACGCATCTTCAGCACCGCCAGCACTAAGCAGTTGCTGCGCTTGTTGACTACGAATCGCTTGTTGTTGTGCGCCCAATCCTGCCAGTTGCGCAGCCTGCGCCTGGCGGGCCGCAACGTCTTGTTGCGCAAGTTGCGCGGCTTGACCAAAACCCTGGTAAGCCAAATTTCCAGCCGTTTGGCCTGCGGCCATGAGTGCGGCTTGATTCGTCAATCCTTCAACAATGCCTTGGCGCGATCCGCCAAAGGCACGGGCGCGAGTGGCGGCGGCTAAGTTTCCAAGTTGTTGTTGCTGGCGTTGCATCTCAATGTTTTGCAGCGCCGTATTGATCACTTGCGTCTGAAATGGATTCACAAACTGACCAATGTTTTGCGCAATACCGGTTGGTTGCATCGCCAATGATGTTGCGTAATCAACGGTTGCAGTACCAGGCCCAACCTGACCGGCTTGTGCTAACTGTTGCAAGCCAAGCGTTGTGGCGGCAGTAGGCTCAACTTGCGCCAAGCGCTGCAATCCGGTAAGTGTTGCTTGCGTAGGCGCCGCAATACGCGGGCCTTGGTAAGTCGTATAAGGCTGATTGGCGATCTGTTGCGCTCTGCCGTATACGTCAAGCGCTGCCGTTTTGAATTCAGGATCAAGTTCAACGCGAGTTGTTGATCCGCCGCCGCTCTTACTCATAGTGATAACTCCTTGGACATAACCGTCCAACGTTCCTTGTAATCTTCACCCGCCAAAAACGAACGAATCCAGCCTCGTCTGCCGGATAACGTGATCATGTCGCATTGGATGTGACGCGCCCACGATTCAATGATTGGACGCATCGCTGAGAGTTCTTCCAGTTTGCCGCCAGCCAAAAAATAATGGAGGCATTTCTTTTGCGGGTAAACGTGGACTTCAGTGACGACCGCGGACTGCTGACCAGGCCAGAATTGCATCGCCTTGTCAATCACCGCTTTGCGTATGTCTTCAATGGTATGCGTTCCATGGCTAAAGCGCAACGCCGCCTCAAGGTATGGCGAACATCGATCCCAATGCGCTAAATCACTCACGCCGCGCCAAAACCTAACAGGGTTTGCCCTGCCACTGATGGGAATCCGCCAGCCAATAAGCCTTGGCTAAACGCGCCTGGCGCAGTGCCTAGCATAGCCATGGGTTGTGCGCGTTGAGCGGACGCTATACGCGCAAGCTCCAACAAATCCTTGTTCGTTTGCTGACCAACGCCCGTGTTGATCACGCTTAACGCCTGATCGTAATTCAAACCGCTATTGAGCAAATCATTAAAGTAAGACGCCTTGCCTTCAGCGTCACGTTCTTGCAGTTCGGGCGCCATCTGTACAGTCTGACCGAGTTGGCGGAGATAGTTAAACTGCTGCGGCGTTTGAAAGCCAATTGATGAACCAACGATGTTTTGAATCTGCTGATCACTGTAACCTTGACCGCGCAATTGGTTGTAAAAAGCCGCCTTGTCTAACGCCGTTTTTGTGGACACATCACGCACTTGATTCATCAGTGCTTGATTCTGCGCCAACAATCCAGCCGTTGGCGATTCATTGGCGAGCAATCCACGATTCACCATGCCCGCCACAATGTTTGCGGTTGGCGCTGCCGCTTGCATGGCGGCAAGATTTGCCGCCTGCGTTTGCCGCACTTCGGATGCCGTTGGAATGTCGCTAAATAGCCCTTGCTCCTGGCCGTAACCATAATTGAGCAAACCCGTAGGTGCTAATCCTGCACGCACTTCGTAGTCGGCAAGCGGAGCAATGTTGTATTCCATTTCGCCCGATTCAAGACGTGTTCCGCCAGTGCGTTCGGTCGTGCTGCGCCCTGTTCTTGGAATAGGGATCCCTAGTTGCTCAAATGATGTGGCTTCAACCGGCGTTGGATCAAGCCTTGCAATCTCGCCACGAATCTGCGCTGGCGAGTAACCTTGCTTGAGCAAAGTTTGCACATAGCCTTGTTTCGTCGCAAGCGATGCGTCACGATTCCAATCAAGACCAAAAATCTTGAGTGTGCGCGACTCTGCTGGCTTTGCGGTTGCGCCTGTGCTTGTCGCGCCACCTGTAGCGCCACCTGTCGCACCGCCTGCTGCACCGCCTGCGCCTGCTTCAGGAAGCTTTAGCCCAAGTAAATTGAAATTTGATTCTGTCAGTGCTGACTTATCAGGTTCAAGCCTTGAAATCTCAGCGCGAATATCGGCAACGTCATATCCTGAATTAATCATGTCTCGCACAAGATTTTGCTTTGCAGCAAGCGAGGCGCTGGTGTCCCACTTAAAAGTTGCAAATGGATAAAGGATTGCCATTTCAAATTCCTTACATGGTGGTGGCGCTCAAGACGCCAGCATTTGATACCGCCAATGAGTACCGCGTGCCATTGGGCGAGCGAATAACAATCAGTTCGTCTTGGCCCATTTCGATGTTGGCGTTTTTTTTGCGATTGATCGAGTCAGCCAACTCCAAAGCACGCCGAAACGATTGCTCTTCAATCTGGTTGTAGTCAACGCCAGGACGCGGCAGTTTCATCGCCTGCTGCCTTGCTTGGCGTTAAACCGCATGATGCCAACCCGCCAATCCGTATTGTTGTTGCCATTGACGCGAACCTTCATTTGTCTACCCTGCAAACGCACTGACGTTGGATTGGCTAACGAATACGGACCATGCGTTGTTTCCGTTGCAGTCGGATACAAACGCGTTTTGAATGTTGCCGTTACATCGCCAAGCGTCAAGTCATCAGGGATAAGTTGATCCGCCACAAGCAAGTTGTCACCCATACCAATTTGGTACGGCCCCGATTCAGCGTATGGCGTTTGCCCGTCATAGTTCCAGCCAGCTTCGTGTTCGTAAACGTAACCATCGGATGAGCACATCAGTGGCGATGTAAACACGCCCTGACCGGTTCCAACCGTTCGTGCCAACGTGCCAATCGTCCAATGATTTTCTCGGTAATTCCACACCACATAACTGTCAATTTCATTTGCTTCGGATGACGGATAAAACCAAATGATTTCTGCAAATTTTGAATTATGGATCGCGTTGACTTTGCTGATTTGCCCTCGGTTGATGTCCCGAAACACAAAGTCAGATACATCGGATTGAAGCGGTTTGACGTAACCGTCATAAAGCCAAAACCCGGATGATCCCATCCAAACGGCAAACGTGTCGGCAGCGGCAACGCTCAACACGCCCACAGCGCCACACCCTGTCCCTACTTTTTCAAACCCATAGACGTATGGCGGACCTTGGTACTGCGCCAAGTGGGCATCCACATCCGTCAGAATCAAAACGCCACCTCTAACGCGCCTGGCGCAAATGATCGAGCCTGGCGTTGAAAGAATAAAGTCACCCGCTTGGTTCGTTGCGGCTGGCGTCCAAACCGTGTTGTCTTCCTGGTCCGACCATTGCACCTTACGCGGATCGCCTCCAGCGCCAAGCGCAAATAAAAAACGCTCTTCAGAAACAATCAACCCTTTGCAACTCGTTGGCGCATTAGTGATGGCAACGGCTTTGGTTGGCGTGGCAAAGTCTAACTGCCACTCGTAAAGCTTGCCATCATAGTCTGAACACGCCACAAGATATTGGCCCCAATTGTCCATCGACCAGGTGGTGGCAGGAAGCACGCCGTTATTGCTTGCCGGAATGCGTGCAACGCCATAAGCCTGTTCGCCATAATCACCATTTCCGTAACCCGTCGATCCCAAAGCGTTGGTGCGCCCTGCACTGAAACTTGTTGGCGTAATGTCAGCCTGATCGCCATCGCCTTGGTAAGCGTAAAGCTTTGATGCGGTACCAACGGCAAGCCATATATTGGCCGAGTTGTCGCGCCAGGCGTACATGCCGCGTGGCACACCTGACGTTTGGGCGGTTGTCCATTTACGCCATCCGCCAATGGGGCGCAATGTGCCTTCAAACCAGCGTACAAGATTGGCGTCATACCATCGCCCTTGCGATTGGTACTCTGTACCGTTTCTGTAAATGCCTGGCGGCAATTTGATGGGAACAAGTGGCATATCAGTTGCTCATGTAGAGGGCCATTTCATCGCGGCGGCGTTTGACCAGGCCCGGCAACTCTTTCCCTGCCGCTTTTGTCCACATTCTAAAGGCAAGTGCCGCGCCCGTATAGTCGCCGCGATTATGGCGCATTCTCAGCGTTGATCGCTGGAGGTTACCTAATCCCACATTGAACGAAAATGATGTGAGTGCATCAAAGCGATACTGAGTAAGGCCAGCAGGACATAATCGTGATACGCCAGCCTCAAAGCGGCGTAAGTCCTGTGTAAGTATCTCGTCAACTTCCGCCATAGATAACGTGCGATCCCAACCTGGTGGAATGGGTAAAGCTTTACGCTCTTCGATCTTGATGTTGATGTGCGATGGGTCAATGACATGGCCCACACCCACGGTCCAAAGCAACGCCGGACAACGATAAGGCCGCACGCGCACACCTTCGTGATGCTTGATCATTTGGAGAGCAAGCGGGCTGATCATTTTGCAAATGCTCGTGACCCAAAGTGAAAGGCCACAATCGCGGCCCAAATTTGTTGCGTATCGTCATCCCACAATTGATCCAGCATCAAATCGAATGGCACGTTCGTTGTCCAGGCGTACCAGAATCCGCCAATCTCAACGAATACAAGCAACATGAACATGCCATAGGTCAAGACAGGACGCACTAACGCTCTAGCGTTTTTTACCCACTGGCTTGTTCCTTCACCAATCGCAATGTCATGGGCGTACAACGCTTTCATCTCTTCGGCCTGCGTTTGCATCGCCACTTGCTCGGTGTGAATCTCTTCGATGCGTTGCTGCGCAAGCAATCCCATGGCGGCTAACTCGCGCTCACGCTCATTTTGCATACGGGCAAGTTCCAGCTCGTGCGCCTTGTCCTTAGAGTCCTGCCAAAGGTCAAGCAACTTAGGCACGCCACCGGCTAAGAATGACAGGAGCGTTGATAAAAGCGTGAGCATCTTATTTAAGCTTGAACGCCAGGTTGATCAACAAAAGAATGCTGGTCCCTGCCGTTGTCATTAGGATCATCTCCAAACGCTTAAGCCTAGCGTTGATCTGCGCATACCGTTCATCGCATACGGCTTCGTGAACCTCAATGCGCTTTAAGGCTTCGGAATCACCAGAGGTCATGACGCACCTTACTCAGTTGGCTGCACAGGTTGCATCGTCTGCTGCGATGCCAACTGCGCTGCTTCATAGGCTGCAATCACTTCTGGTGTCCACGCTGCTTGAGCAATGGCGACTACTTTCTCAGGCTGGTCTGTGAGGTCTTGTCCTGGTGTCAGGCTTGAGCGGTGATAAGTCTTTGTGAGTTCAACGCCATCCTCAACGATTTTAGTAGCTTCACGGTAGAGGATGATGCCGTTCTCGGTGACGGTAATCTGGTCAATGACCGTTTGTTTAGTAATCATTTAAGGTTCCTTTCGTTAATGTCCGACCACACTAATTATCCGGCGTGGTTAATTTACACCTGATAAACAACAGTAAATTGCAACGCTGCACTGTTTCCAAAAATTGCTGGAGCATCTGTAACACCAGTGCCAGCAGCACTTATGTTGCTGAAATTTACGGACGCTTCGCCTCCGTTTATGTACACCAAAAGATTTAATATATTTACTGCCACAGTGGAAAAATAATGCACACTTCCACCAAAACGCCCGGTTACTGAACTGGAAGTAAATGGCAATCCGGTAAGAGTTATTGTTGATCCTGTTCCCAACGTTGCTATCGATAAAGCAGCTCGGGCGTAAACAAAATTACCAATCTTTGTGTAGTTACCTTGCCTGTAATTGTAAGTCGCTGTTCCACCGACACTAGGCGTCCAAGTCCCCTCCTCATAATCATCCAAGGTATTCGCATCGCTAGACGCTGATTGCGTGGCGGGGAAGGTGATGCCAACACCTGTAGCGGATGCAGACCCTCCATTTAATATGACGGTGCCCCCAGTTTTTACGGTAAACACTTGGTTTGTTCCGTCAATAGTTGGGCTTGCTGCGGTGTAAAGTTTTATGTCGCCGTTTCTCGCACCAAGTAGCAAATCGCCATCATAGTCACCACTGGTTGCGGTTTTCTTAGATGCACGAACCCACGCCATGAGCGCATTAGCACCACCTGTCGTGTAATTGCCAGTGAGTTGTAACGTGCCACCAACGCCAGCCGCCATTGCTCGGCTGTCATACAAATTAGCCTGCGATCCATTCCACGGGTTTTGGCCGGCGGTTGTTGCTGAATACACAACCAAAGGGCGATCCGGCGAACTCGTCCCAATCCCTACGTTGCCGGAGGAGTCGATACGCATCCGCTCGGTGCCATCAGTCTGAACAGTAACGGTTCCGTTTGATCCTGTATCGCTAACAGTGACATTGGAATCACCAGCAGAGATTGATGCTCCACCAGTTGTTGAAAGTGTTGTCCCGCTAATCGACAGTCCGGTTCCAGCCTCCAAAAATGTAAACGCGCTTGCTGAATCATCCCAAAACAAAATGCGATCAGCGTTTGGGTCGGTTAGGTTTGCGCCTGTTCCTCCTTGATCAATAGGAACAATGCCTGATGATGTAAGTGCTTTGCTTGCACTTGTAAAGACAGGCTTTGACGCTGTAAGCGATGACAGGATTGGCGCGTTGGTAAACGTTGTATTGCCTGACGCAGTTAACGTTGTAAACGATCCTGCACCAGCAACGGATTGACCAATCGATACGCCATTGATCGTTCCCGATCCGGTCATGTTCCCGCCAAGCGTTAGCGTCTTGCCGCTGCCAACGTTCATTGAAACGCTTGTGCCTGACGCTGAAAAAATAGCGTCCAGCGTATCAAGGTTCGTGTTAAGTTTGTTGCCCCATGTGTCGGTTGACGCACCAACCTCTGGTTTCGTCAAACTTAAATTGGTGGTTGTTGTATCAGCCATGTTTCACCTCAGTAGGGGGACACTTGCGGTGTCCAAGATTTGCTTGGTGTTGTTTGCGTTGACCAGGATTGCGCCACAACGGTTTGCGCAACCCATGTATCAGTTGGGTCCGATTGCTCATCCCACGTTGCCGGTCCAACCACAATCGTTGACCAACTATTCGTTGGGTCTGGCACCGGCTCCCACTTCTCAATGCCCGTGGCGCTAACGCTTGACGTTGCCGCGATTGCCGCTGCCGCCAACTGACGCACGCCGCCTGATGCTTCAACCAGGCTTTGAGCCGTTATCGTAACGCTTGCAGCCGCAATTCTGTTGGCACTTGCTGCAATCGCCGCCAATGCGTCAATGGCTACGGCGCCTTCGTGAACTTCACTACCCGCTGCCACAACCGCTGACGCACCGGCGATTGCAACACTTCCGAAAACAACTTTTGACGCTGTTGGACTAACGCTTGACGTTGCGCTGATTGTTACCGTGCCAAGCGCAATCCGTTGTCCTGTTGGACTAACGCTTGATGTTGCGTTAACCGCTACAACGCCAAGTCCAATGCGCTGGCCTGCTGGACTAACCGTTGATGCTGCCGATACAGCAACACTGCTTGAAAAAACTCTTTTGCCTACTGCTGCAACCGCGCTTTGCGCGGCAATCGCTACGGCGGCATCTTTATAGGCCGTTAGCCCATAAATGTTCTTGCCATAGACGCCAGCGCCGTACCCGTACATCAGTCAAGAGTGATGTCAAAATCACCGGCATTGAATCGGAACACGTCATTGGTACCGATTGATTTGGATGCGCTCAATTGCCCAACGGCAAGCATATTGCCTGATGTTGATGCGTCATAAAGTGCGGTATGCGTTACCGTTCCCCACGAACCCGTGGCGGTTGGAAACTCAACGGCTGATGTGTTGGTTGCGGCTGATCCCGATACCGTAAACGCCATGGATTGGCGAAGGTATCCATTGCCAGACACTTCGTTGCTTGAGCCTGACTCGCCAGGGTCAGCGGTAAACAGGCCCACATAAATGGTGGCAGGCGCCGAATAGACTGATCCGCCAAATACATGGTCGAGCACTTTGTTTTCGAGATAGTCGGAAAATGAATTAGCCATGGATCACCCCATTGGTTTGGCGCGAACGCGTGGCGTTGTTCCGCTGTAATTGGCGCGTTCTTGCTCAAGTTTCATGGCCTCAATGCCACGTTCGTAAGCGGCATTCCAAACGGGAATGCGCGAGTCATCTTGCAGATAAGGCGCCGATTGCAGCAGTGCGCCATATAAGTAAAGGTCAGGATGTTTGGTCAGCAACCAGTTGGTTGTATTGCTGTCAGACAACGCGGCAATCTTGCCGTAATAGGTCATCTGAACTTGCGTTGTATCCGTTCCCGGAGTTGGCACAACTTTGAACGTATCACCAACAATCGTGTAGTAGCGCGGTGTGCCAGCCGCCGAAAAGTAACGCGTATAAAAGTCATCGCTTTGTTCGTCGCTCAAAAACTCCAATTTCGTTGGCGTTGTCGTGAGCAAAACAAGATTTTCCATTTGCAGAAAATCGGATGGAAGTTGCGTGTATTCGCTATCAAGCGTGGCATTGGCCCGGACGATCATTTGGCGCACGCGTACGGTTCGATTGAACTCGGCTTCCGCCAACGTGATGAAATCGGCTATGGCAGACGTTAAGTCCGACCGGTTCAGCCAATCGGCAATCGACGTTTTAAGTTCCGAATAAGTGCCAAGCGCCATGATTAGGCAGCGTCCTTTTTGCGAAGTTCGGTTTTAAGACCGACAGATGCTCGATAAGCATCCTCTTGCGGACGGATTGCCCAGGTGTGCTCATGCTTGTATTCCCAGGTTCCAATGTGTCCAATGTGCTTGGACAGGTCATGATCAATATACAACGGAATCTCATTGTCGCGCAATAACTTGCAAAAATAGATGTCTTCGCCCATGTAGCCTTTAGCCGCCACATCCCATGGCGTAGCAAACCAAGGCATCTCAATAGCGCGAAACACGTTCGTGTCAATCATCATGACGCCAGTTCCAACCGCGTCAACTTGCTCAACGCCCGTGTCGTGCTCACCTGTATATACAGGAACCTTGCGCTGCGTTTCTGGATCATAGTTCGCAGCCGTTGGCCCAACTGGCATTCGCCTGCGCGGGCAGTTGGCGGCAACCACTAACAAGTCACGGTCAAGCAATTGCTTAATAGTGTCTTGCGGAAAGCGCATATCGCTATCAATAAACAACACTACGTCAGCGTTGTTTTCCATGGCGGTCATCACCAATTCTGAACGCTGGCTTACAAGCAATGTTCCCTTGCTGATGTTCACATTAACCACGTCATGCGGATGATGCGCAACGTGAAAAGACACTGCATTGACAAGATCAAATGCAAAGTCTGAATGCACTTCGTCCCTCGCAGGGACGCATACACTAATCAATCGTTTGGTTTCCATCACACCCTTCCTGGTCGAGTCCTGAAAAATCGGTTATCGGGATCATTAAGCCACTTCTTAAAATCTTTTTCTGTGCGCGTGATGCCCTTGCTCACCAAGTCCATGTAAATGTTCATGGGGATGGATGCAACTCGTAAACCAAGACCTTCACCGTCCCACCTGGCGCGTTCGTCGATGGCGGCGAACTCTGCCTTGTTGGTTTCAACAATGGGCGTTGCATCTTGAATCGTTTCAATCACCGCTGTGTCTGTGGCCTCGTCGTAATGCCAAATGCGCGTTAGGCCAAGAAGTGGATCATGCTCGAAAAGTTTTGATTCCATGTAAAAACGGGAGCGTTTCCGCCCCCGTTCCTTGTTGCTAGTTAGGTCGAAAGGTCAGCCGCCAAACCGTGCGCCTTCTCGTTGTAAATGGCAAGGCCATATTCAGCGAGGAGCAAGCGCTTTTCAGCATCACCCGTTGTTGCAAGCTCGACTTGCTGGAACGGACGAAGGAAATGCACGCCAGCGTAATCAGGTGACAAAACAAACGCGTCACGATCACGCTGGAAACGGTTAGGAACAATGTTGACCTGTCCAAAGTCACCAACATACACATCAGCCGCGCCAATGATCTGCGCTTGCTTGCCAGCAGGCACATCACGATAGCGCGTTGCGATGCCGTTGAAGCCAGAAACAACTTGCTTGTTTTTGGCACCGGTCATCACAATCGAAGGATCGCCGCCCTGCTCCCACACTTTCTGAAGCACACTCTTGAGAATGGTTTCAGTGAATGCGCGAGTTACGCCATCGCTGCGGTCATCGTTAGGCAGCGTGGTGTAAGAAGGATCAGCACCGTTCGTACCCTTGTCGGTGTTGGTCTTGATGAACGCAAGCAACGATCCGGTTTTCTGAGCCGTTGTTGAGTCACCAGCGGTTGCGGCCTGGTTCGCCAGCATGATGGTTTCCATGTCGCGCTTCAGTTCAGCCGCACGCTTTGCCAACTGATAGGCCAATTCCGACTTGCGGCCTGCTTTGTTGACTGCTTCAACCGTACCGGAGATCACAACCGTTTTGCGGGAGATTTGGGTGTAATTGGTTAGTTGAACGGTTGCCGTTACAGCATCATACGAAGTGATGTCATCACCTTGCAGTTGCGCGTTCGCGGTGGTGTTGTCCGCCAACGAATCGGTCTGCCACTGGAACAGCGTATTGCTTGCTGTGCCACGTCCAATGTTGTTCATGAACGGTGTGGTTTCCGGGCTGATGTTGTAAATCTGATTGCTCAAATCCTCACGGATACCCTTTGCAGAGTAAGTGAGGAAGGTGTTTGTTGCGATAGTCATTTGGGTTTCCTTTAGATGAGATGTTCAAACAATTTGGCAGCGTCACGAACGTTGCCGGTTTTTGCAAGGCGCTGTTTGGCGCGGACTAACTCACTCGTGGAAACTTTGGCGGCTTTTGGATTACCAGGCGTAATGGTTTTGGCTTGCTGTACAACGGGCGGTTTAGGCTTAATCGTTGCCTGTTTTGCCGCGATTTTGTCGTATAGCATTGCTTTACGAAGTAATTTGACAACGCGGTGATCAGCCACGCCCTTCAAATCGTCTTCCTGAAAACCTTCCTTCAATCCAAATTCAATCAACGCGGCCTTTTCAGCCTTTGCCGTGTCAGCGTTTTTCCATTCTGGAATGGCCTCCACAAGAAGTTGCGCCTCTTGCTCAAGCCTGGCTTTCATGGCTCGTTGCGATTCAGCTTGCTGCAACTGGTTCAAACGCTGGAGTTCGGCTTGCGATGCCGCCAATTTCTCGTTGCGCTGACGTTGCAACTCGGTTTGCCGCACCCACTCAATCGGATCGTCTCTGTATAGACTCTCCATATCGACCGGGTTTTCCTGTTGCTGTTGGAGTTGCTGTTGCAACGCCGTAAGCAATTGAGCGTAAGTCTGCCGCTCTTCGCGCACCGCGTTCAGCTCGGCTTCAGCGGCCTTGCGCTGTTCAGCCAATGCTTGCGTTTTGCGCGTGTAATCAGCCGTTCGCTGGTAACCGTTGATCAACTCATTAAGTTCAACCTCTTGTTCCTTGCCATCAATCTTGACGGTGAACTTTGGTGGCTCGCTGGATTGCTCTGGTTCTTGAGCGTCTTCGTCTGATTCGCTCGATGCTTCAACGTCTTCGGACCCTTCGCCTTGCTCTTCCGCGCCTGTCTCTGCATCGCCAACATCATCGGATTCGGCTTGCGCCTCGTCCGTTTGCGCCTTGGCTTCTGTTTGTTCTCCGGGTTCGGCAAACATATCCTCAAAGGCTTTGGCGGCTTGCGCCACCGTCATGCCCGCTGTGCTATCGCTTTCAACGGTTGCTACATTGTCACTCATTTATTGCGCTCCATCAAGATTTGGTCAGTTTCCGTTGGCGATCAGCCGCCATGCGGGTCAACGTACCGTCAGTTATCACGCTTCCAAAATAGGTTTGAAGGCGATCCATGGCTTTGAAGTCATGAAAGATCATTTCGCGGTTCTTAGCATCTTGCGAAGCGGTCCACTCTTCAAACAACGATTCTCTAATTCGTTGCCACGCCTCTTGGTAAAGCGTGGAATTCAAAATGCGTTCGGCTTCATGTGCTCGTCTTACTTTTTCGTCAGGTGTCATTGCATGGGTTGTGCCGCTGTAACGGCTTGTTGTGCCTGGTTGATTGCTTGCATCTGCAATCGTTCACGGTCCATCGCAACTCTGGCATCAATCTCTGCCTGCGTTGCCGCTAAGTCAACTTGATACTTTAACTCCATTTCCTGACGTTTCAGGATGCCATCTTGCGCAATGCGATCACGCTCACGATCATCTGCGCGAATCATCTTCTCGCGCTCCAATGCAAGTTCGGCGGCTTTCTTTTGAATATCAGCCTGAATCGATTGAATCTGAACTTGCGCCAAAGCCTGCGTTGGATCAGGTTGTGGCTGCGCCGGTGGTGGTGAAAAGTCCATCGGCAATTGATTGAAGAATTGCGTCGAGTCCTTGTAACCGGCCATTTCCACAAGCTTTGATAACGTGTTGGCGTACTGACCAACCGTCACAATGGGATTGTTGGTGCCAAGCGTTTGAAGCAACTGCTCTTGCTTACCGGCAATGGCCTGCAAGAATTGAATCTTCTCGTCAATACCGCCAGTGCCTAAGCCAACGTTGACGCTAACGTCCATCGAGGCATCCCAACCACGCGGGTCAATTTGCACCCACTGGTTACGCAAACGGATAACGCGTGGCTTGTCCTGATGGCGCGTAATCAGGCGCAGTAAGCCTTTGAATAACCGCTTCATACCGATTTCGCTGAACACGCGAGCGATCAACTCAATGTGCTGCTGCGCGGCCTGTACCGTAGCCTGTACCGCCAACTTAGTGGTGGATTGCAGTGCATCAGCGTTAAGACCCATTGAGGCTTTGGACATGCCGGTGCGGGCCTCTTTCACCTGATCCATGTACTCCATCATCGGAAAGGCTTGCCCGCCAACAAATGGTGTGGTGAACGGCTGCACCATACCAGGCGCACGCATTCTGATGATGGCGCCGTTTTCGTTATTCAGCACATCATCAAGATTGACCTGGCCTTCGACCACGCCTGTGCGCGGATGAATGGATTGCGCCAATGAGTCAAGCATATTGCGCAGGATCACCGACTTGATGCGCTGAATGTCCATGGTTACATCTGCCGTGGACATGCCAAAAAGTGTGTGCGGTTCAGGATCAGGACAGAAATAAGCAAAGGGAACATCATCCGCTGGATCGTTGGCAACGATCTTGTAGGACGGTCCCATGGTGCAAATCTTGCGCAGTTCCGCCACACCATCACCGTCCATATCCATGCGGATATACGATTCGGTGTAAAGCACGCGGCGTTGCGCTGGATTGTTGGCGGACTCGCCAAACATCATTTGCGCAGGATTACGCGCAATGCGCTCAATGTTCGTGTCGAGTTCGTCTTCGCCCGTGTTGGACTCAACCAATTCTTGGTCATAACCCATGGCGACCAACTCAGACACGGTGGCAAGCTTTCTGTGCGCCACAATGTCTGCGTCTTCAAGCGTTCGCGCTCTACGATCAACAATGAACTCTTCAGGCGCCAGGCTTTCGACGCGGAAACGTTTGGTGATGATCTTTCGGCTAACGGTCACGTCATGGATCATGATCGTTGGCGTTAGTTGCTGGCCGGTTAGCGGATCAATCACCGGTGGCGGCGCTGACGGGTCTTCGGTGGACATTAAGTCCACCATCTCAACGCCTTCCTGACCAAGAATCAGTGACAGTTGCGTGTCATCAAGACCAGTGTAATTTTCGTTTTTGACTTCAATGTGCTCGTCAACCCACCACTTGCAAACGCCCGTCTTGCGCACCAAAGCGTCTTTGAATATGGAGTGAAACAGCACAAAGCCATTGTTGTCTTCGTTCAGGATATAGCGCACATAATCCGTGGCCTGCTCTGCCATAGGCGCATCTTCCATGCTGCGCGGTACATACTGAACAACGTTCTCTGATGAGAAGAAAATGCGCATCAGGCTTGGCAAAATGGCCTGCACAGTATCGCGCACGTCCATCGAAACAACCTGGCTGCGTCCCTCTTCTTCATCGCCAAATGGATCGCCAAAATAGTATTCCGTGGCGCGGGCGCGAAGGTTGCCAATCTCTAAGTCAATGAAATTGGTGGCATCAACAAGTTCAGCCGCAACAATAGCCTGAATCTCTGTTTCGTCCATAGGTTCACCGGACTTAACGCCGGTGGCAAGATTCATTTCAACGTCCATTTACTTACCCTTATTTCTTGCGCTAATGGCTTTGGCTTTTGCTCGTGCATCGGCTTTGCTTGATGCACCCCAAGCCTTTAGGCTTAACAAAAGTCTCGTGGGTTCGCCATTTTTGTATTCTGGACCGGGCATGTTACCCATTCTCGCAAGAAAACTGGCGCGTCTTGGATTGTCGCCTGACTTCACAGGCGCTTTTAACGTGCCGCCCGTTTCTGCTTTATAGGATGCGCGGCCTTTGGCGTTCAATCCACCACTTGGACTTTGGCCCTCTTTACGCTGCCACGCTGGCGTTTTCATCAATCTTCCTCACGCATAAAGTTAACGCGCTGAAACGCAACGGCTTCGCGCTGGCGGCGCGAGTTCATCATCGATGTAATAGGCCCGCCAACCAACCAGGCGTCACAGGTACGCGCCGCTGCGCACTTAAAGTGGAATAGTTCGCAATAACCAAGATCGGCGGCGTCTTGCACCGCCATCTCTAAATCTTCGTTCTCTTCGCTTTCGCCTTCTTCGCCGTTTTCGTATTCGCCGTTTTCCTCGTCGCTTTCTTCGCCCTCCATACCACCTGTGATGCACTCAATCATTTCAGGTGTTTGGATGAATGCTGCGCAGTTACCGCAACGCATGGACTTGGCTTGCGCCAGGTCAGTGTTCCATGTTTCGGATTTGGCGTTCCAGAATTCACGGTTAGGCAACTCAGGATTAGCAGGCCCATAACCCACATTGGCAAACGCCCAATTGCGATTTTTTAGGTTCGCAACCGGGTCTTTGGTTTCAATAGGGCATTCCATCATTTCTTCTTCGACTTACCGGCTTCAGACAATGCAATGGCAATGGCCTGCTTTGGATTGGTCACTTCCGGTCCTTTTTTGCTACCGGAATGCAACTTACCCGCCTTGTATTCGCGCATAACTTTGGAGATTTTCTTCTCCGCTTTGGTCTTTTTCATCATGATGCAAGGATGTCCGTGATGGTGACGTGAAAGTTGTGGTTGTGTCCTGAAATAATGGCAACCTTTTCGCCCGGAGCAACAGCAACATACGCCACTTGATAAGCGGGAACAATTGGGTGACTTGTTGTGGCCGTTGGGTCGGTGCCAACTGTAAAGTGCAAATGCTTGCCGTCATCGGAACCATTAGCAATACGCATTAGCGTTACACCGGTTGCGGCGGCGTGCGATTGCTGGCTTTCGTCTGACGTTGTAAGCATCGTTGTCGTGCCAAATCGGCCAACAATTTGCGGCCACAAGTGACCGGCTGAATCGCGTACTTGCTTGCTCACTTCTTAGCCGCACGCATATTGTCAATCAAATTAGGGTATGGCCTGCCTGCGGATTTCGCCATGGCTTTAGCGCTGGCCTTTTGCTTCTTGGATAACGGTTCGCTTTTGCCCAATGACTTTGGACGCGCCTTATCCCACACTGGCTTTGCTTTCATGTCAGCACCCCTATTTGGGGGCAGACACTAGCACACTCACGCATCAATGCGCAAGATTCATGCGTAACGCGTGGTAATCCTGAAGAAATCCGCTCATGCTGGCAAGTTTGTTGAACGCCATATCTGCTGACAAACGCGAGTGAAATAAACGCAACTGCGGTCTGCGCTCCATCTCAGCCCAATAGGTTTGCAAAATTGTACGCCCCCAATCCTCTGCGGTTACGCGGTTGATGTTGCCGCCAAAGTATTCATAGCGCATGAACATTTCCCAATCGACAATCCCTAATGTGTGGCGCGGGCTGTCCTTGTTGGAATCTTGGTTAGCGTGCAAGCGAAACGCCCCCAGGTGCGCCCCACCGCCTACCGCTGGCCCGTGGCGCGTGGCTTCCAAGTACCAGGTCACGTCACCCAAATAGTGCCTTGGTGCCAGCTCGCCAAGGGGCGAATAGGTCATGGTGAATGCGCACTTGGAACGATCCATCATCACAAACGAAGGCTCGCCTATGAAGTTCTTGTGCATTGCCATCAATCGCAGCACGTTTTCGCGTGATGACTTAATGAGTTCATCTTGACTGATCAAGCCTGGCGCACGAAGGAATCGCCCTTCGTCGTTGATCCAATGGCGCTGATGCCAAAACATGGTTGCATCGCGGTGGTGGTCCGCCAAATCAACCAGGTAGGACGTTGATGATGGATAAATCACATCATCGTCATACACAAACCGCACCAGGTCCGATTGGGCCTTCTTCCAAAGGTACGCGTAATGCGCCACTTGATCGCCAGGACAAATCAAATGCGTGTCAATGACTTCAAAGTCATAGCATTGCGCTATGTCATTGATCATGTGATGCTCTTCATCATCCGGGCAATGGTTGCCAATGATCACTTGAATTTTCGGGTAAGTCTGCGCGTCAATGCTGGCAAGCGTGGTGTACAGGTGCTTGGACTTAAAGGCTGGAACAAGAATCGTTACGGTTCTCATTGCTTACCCCAACGCTTACGCTCAAGCTCGGCAATCCGCACCAGTTCACGCGTTTGGCGCTCAAGTTCGATCATCATCTCTTCAAGCACTTCCCATTGCAGCTTTTCGTACTCGCCTCGTGGAAAGTTTTCGAGCAAACCATTCACCCAAGCTTTTCTCGCCATATCGTTCAGGTTCATCCCTGTCCTTTCAATAGTTCCGCCGCATCGTCATAGCCGTTTTTCTCCAGCAACTCAATACAATGGTTTAAGCGTGCTTCGCCTGCAACAAACTCGATCTGCGCAGCAAAGATAAAAAGATTCTCTGCGTGCGGATCAAACCCTGTGTTTCTGGCGATGCCCATGACATCGCCAATCGTTAAGTCTTTCACTTCAATACCTCCTTGATGTGATCGGGAAGCTTGGGCAGTGGCGCCCAGGCTAGCGCCCACTCCGACCAGGTGCCAATAACACATACACCAGCAGGATTCAGCAATAGCATCTTCACGCCCAAGGGTGGCGTCTGATCGCCTGGCGTGCGCCAATTAGCTTGGCCAGCGACGTAGTCCTTCATTGCTCACCCTTCGCTTTCCGATCAATCGGCGTCGGTGACGCGATCAATTCGCGCAGCGCGTCCATCGTTTTGTAGCGCGGATTAGCGCATTGATCAGTGGCCATCCGGCTGACCGCAGGCTTGCCAACACCGAGATATTTAGAAATGCCTTGTCGGGTCCAGCCGATCATTTCAAGCGTTGCAATCATGTCTGCTGGTTTCATTGCTCACCCACAGGATAAAAAGTAACAACATCGCCTCCGGGATAAATCGTGGCCGTACACCCTAACTCTTTGCACACGCCATCAACCCAATGCTGCACATATCGCAGCGAAGGAACCTCATCGGGCAATCCTTGTTCTAGTAGTGCGAGGCTGATCGTAGCCGCTTCGTTATTTCTAATTTTGTTATGAATCCACGCTTTCATTGCTCACCCCACACAAGCACGTCCGCCTTTCCGGTAAACACCATCCACGCAGCCGTAACGCGCTTTTTGATGTTGATCCCAGACCAGCTTTCTGGTCTGGCTGGCGCCCACAAGCCATTTTTC